GGTGGAGATGTTAAAATAAAACCTAAACCAACTAATCCCAATACAATGGCTGTTAAAATAAAACCTAAACCAACTAATCCCGATACACTAGCTAGAATTCAGAGTGCCAATAGAATTAATATTATGGAGCGTGGACAAGAACTCGTAGCACAAGGTAAGGTTACTCAAAAACAATTAGATGAATCTTTAAGAATTTTTGATAAAACAAAATCTATGGAAACAGTTAATCAATACATGAAGGCGGAAGAATCAAAACGAAATAGAGCAAGAATTAAAGTTAAACCTGCGGAAAAATCAAGAATTAAAGTTAAACCTATGGGTAAGAGAAGTGGCGGAATGATGAACTCCAGAGCCATTGCTAAGAAATACTTTAAAGGTGGAATGGCATAGGTGGAGATAACTACATTTATTAAATATGTTTCAACAAAGATTGAAAATGAAATTACCGACCGCAAGGATGCCTTTGCAAATGGTAAATTATTACAAGAAAACTATACAAAAGTTGTAGGTGAACTAAGAGGTTTGCAAATCGCTAGAGATTTGATAAGAGAGTCTTCTAAACATATTGAGGATGATGATGAGTAGCACAACTTTTAAGTTAGAAGAAATAGAATTAAAAAGTAAGAAATATCCCAAGCCAACGGGACACCGAATACTTATAAAAGTATTGGATGTTGCCAATAAAACAAATATGGGAATTTATTTACCTAGCAAGTCTGTGGAAGACCACAGAGCAATTGCCTCCATAGGAAAAGTAATTGAAATAGGTAAAGATGCATATAACAGAGATGATATGTCTTCTCCTTGGTGTAAAGAGGGTGAGTATGTTATGTTTGGTAAGTATGCAGGACACAGATTTAAATTCGGTCAAGCGGAACTTCGTATAATGAACGATGATGAAATTCTGGGACTAGTTCCAGATATTAATGAAATAAGTTAATTATTTCATATTTAATAGTAGCTTTATAGCTATGAAGGAAAGCTACCTGTACTGGTGGCTTTTTTTATTCTTAGGAGATACCTATGCAAGTAGTACACGGTTCTTCGGCCAAAAAGCCGATGCAAGTTGTCGAAGAAGGCAAGGAAGAGAAACTCAAAGATTTTAATGCAGAAGAAGCATTAGAAAATTTAGAGAATATCAACCAAGAGCCAGAAGAGATAACTGACGATGTTGAGGAAGAACCTCAAGAAGCGATAGAAGACGTTGAAGAAGAAAAAGAAGAAACAGAGGAAGTTGAAGCCAAATCTTCAGATGATGAAGAAGAGGAAGATAATCCAAAGAAGAAATCTAGACTTCAGAGACGAATAGATGAGCTTGTCAAAAAGGCAAGTGTCTACGAGCAAGAAAGAAATCAGTATTACGGTCGTACTCAACAACTCGAAGAAGAGTTGAAGAAAAAAAGTACCCTTAATAATGATTACGATAAACTTCAAAAAACTTATTATGATACTAAATTAGAATCAGCTAATAAATTTTTGGGTAAGGCTCGCCTTGAACATAAATCAGCTTACGAGTCTGGAGACTCTGACAGAATGTTAGATGCCGCAGAATCAATTGCTGATGCTAAAGTTGAACTTAAAACACTTGAGTCGCAAAAACATTTGTTTGATAAAGAACCACAATCGGTTCCAAATTATCCAAGCGTTCAAGCACCTCAACAAGTTCAGCAACAGCAACAACCCGCACAACAACCAGACCCTAGAGCACTTCAGTGGGCTCAATCAAATCAATGGTTTGGAGACAATGCGGCTATGACTGGGGCGGCTTATGCTATAGACGCACAATTAAAAATGGAGGGCTATAATCCTTCGACTGAGGACTATTACTCAGAACTCGATAAGCGAATAGGTGAATCTTTTCCTGCTAAAACAGTAAGAGCTAAACCGAAGCAAGTCGTAGCGGGAGTATCCCGTGCCCAATCCGCACCAAAGAGGGTCGCTTTGACCAAAAGCCAAATCGCAATGGCGAACAAACTGGGTGTGCCACCAAGTGAATATGCGAAGTTTGTGAGGAACACAAATGACTAGTAAAAATAAAGAAACCACGTCTGAAGCGACCGCATCTAGGTCTCATCAGAAACGAAAAGTAACTTATACACCTCCTTCATATTTAGATGCACCAAAACCAAATGTCGATAGCGTAAAATACAGATGGCTAAGAGTGAGTGCGGGTGGGGAGGATGACGCTCGAAACATATCTAAACGGAAACGTGAAGGGTATGAATTCGTAAGAAAAGATGAACACCCCGATTTCGATGTCCCAATGCATGAAACTGGAAAGTACGCAGGAGTAATTGGTTCTGGTGATTTAGTTCTAGCTAAAATACCAGTTGAAATGGCAGAAGCTAAGTCAGAGTATTATCGTAACAAAACGAAATCTCAGACTAGTGCCGTTGATGCTGATATTTTAAAAGAACAACATCCATCAATGCCTCTTACGCAAAGGCGTAGTAGTTCTGTATCTGTCGGTAAAAAGAAAGATTCAGACTAAAGTTTTCTGATTGGGTTATAACATAACTTTAACAGGAGAAAAATATGGCAAACGTTGATGCCCCAAATGGCTTAAAAGCCGTAAGACATCTTACTGGTGGAGCTGTTCGAACAGAAGAATTTAAAATCGCAAGTGGTTTAAGTACGGCTATTTTTACCGGTGATTGTGTAAAATTACTCGGCACAGGATATATAGACGAATGTGACGCAGGCGATAGAATTTTAGGCGTATTTGCAGGATGCAGTTACCCTAATTCATCTGGAGAACAGATTTTCAGCAGACAATGGACAGCAAGTGCAACAACACAAGGTAGTGTTGATGTAACTGCCTACGTTTATAGCGACCCCCAAATTGTTTTTGCAGTACAATCAGCAGGAAGTGCTGATTTTGCAGATATTGGTAATTTAGCTGATATCGTTGCAACAGCAGGAGACACCAACACTGGTCAATCCAAACATGAGGTTAGTGGGACAACAGGTACAAGTACCGCAGGATTAAGAATACTCCGCAAGTACGAAGAACCAAACAACGCATACGGAACAAATGGAGTTTTAGAAGTTCAAATTTATGAACACGAACTAACATTTGCTACTGGCGTATAGGAGATATATATGAGTATAAATAGAGCTCAACTCGCTAAAGAGTTAGAACCCGGTCTCCACGCCTTATTCGGTATGGAGTACAAAAGATGGGAACGTGAACACGCAGAAATCTTCCAAGAAGAAAATTCTGACAGAGCATTTGAAGAGGAAACTCTACTTACTGGCTTTGGTGCGGCCCCAACTAAATCAGAGGGAGCATCAGTTGAATTTGATACTGCCGCAGAACAGTGGACAGCTAGATATGTACACGAGACTATCGCTTTAGCATTCTCAATTACTGAGGAAGCTGTAGAAGATAATCTTTATGATACGTTATCTAAGAGATACACTGCGGCGTTAGCACGTTCAATGGCTTACACTAAACAAGTGAAAGCGGCTAATGTTCTTAACAATGCATTCAGTTCAAGTTTTGTTGGAGGAGATGGTAAAGAGCTTTGTGCTACTGACCATCCATCATTAGGTGCAGGCGATTTGTCAAACGAATTAGCTACATCTGCTGACCTTTCTGAAACTTCACTAGAAACAGCAATTATTGCAATTGGTGGTTTTGTGGATGACAGAAATATCCCAGTGGCTGTACAAGCTCGTAAGATGATTGTACCAAAAGACTTAGCATTTACTGCTCAGAGAATTCTGAAAAGTGAATTAAGAGTTGGAACTGCTGATAATGATGTAAATGCAACAAGAAGCCTAGGATTACTTCCGGGTGGATATGCAGTTAACCATTATCTAACTGATACAGATGCGTTCTTTATCTTAACAGATATGACGAACTCTGGATTTAAAATGTTTCAAAGAAGACCATTAAAAACTTCTATGGAACCAGATTTTGAAACAGGAAATATGCGTTTCAAAGCGTCTGAAAGATATTCTTTCGGATTCTCTGACTGGAGAGCCGTATTCGGTTCACCGGGAGCATAATAAATTACTAATTGAGGGGGGTTTTTACCCCTTTTTTTATATATGGTGGTATCAAGAGAAATCTTAACCTAGCAATAGGCAGTAGCCTTGCTCTGCCACCATTTTATTTTCTAGGATTAATTAATTATATCAACTGCCCTAGCAGACGATTGTAGAAGAGATGATATAATTTAACTACAAAGGATTAAACATGGCTAACACAAGTTTTACTGGAAAAATAAGGTCAGAAAGTGGCTTTCAACAAACAAGTAAAAATACTACAACTGGAGTTATCTCAGAAGCTCCATTTAATATACACACTACAGCAGGTGATGCAACTAACTTAACTACATCTGCCGGTGCAAATAACTTCAGTCTTTCAAATGCAGGTAATGTTCTTGGTATTACTCCAAACGCTCACGGCTCTGGTATTGCAGATGCGGCTATTAACACATTTGTTAATAAAGTAGGTGGACTTATTTACACAACAATTTTAATTGACCTTCATGGTGGACTAGCTTCTGGTGGAGCGGCTGATGATATTATTGGTACCGATGGTGGAACGGCTAACGCTTACATTGCAGAACTAACAACAGGTGTAAATGGTATTCCTTTTGAAGTTGAAATGGCGTGTTTAGAAGTACCAACTGGAGGAGACCCAGATATTAATTTAGTTGCTTCTGCTACGGCTACTGATGCAGAAAATGCGGCAGTAACAAGTGGAACAATTATACTTAATAATGGTGATTTTTCATTAGGTATGTATGTATCAGCAGATGGTGGAGCAACACTTTCGGCACTAACTAAAAAATACTTATACTTGACTAGTGGAGCGGCTACTGAAGCGGCTTACTCAGCAGGAAAATTAGTTATTAAAATAACTGGTGCGGCATACGACTATGCTAACGGTTAATAATTAAATTATAGTGGGGTGTAAAAACCCCACTTTTAAAGGACAATATTATGCACATATGTGAAATAATAGCTTTATTAATTATAATTATAAAAAATGAAGCAGAAAGAATTTTTATAGGAGGATATAAATGGCTGACGTAGTAACATCACAAATCATCAATGATAATGTAGGTGCTAAAAGTATTTTAGTAAAACTTACTAATATATCAGATGGTAGTGGGGAGAGTGCAGTAGCAAAAGTAGACGTTTCTGGTTTACTGGCAGATAGTAATGGAGAGGCTTGCTCTAGAGTTGCAATACAAGAAATTTATTATGACATTTTTGGAATGAGAGTAGATTTATTATGGAATGCATCAACTAATGTTAATTGTATAATATTAGGTGCTAATGGAGCATTAACTTCTCAAGGTCACATAGACGTTAAGGAGTTTGGTGGAATTACAAATGATGCCGGTTCTGGTGTTAATGGTGATTTACTGTTAACAACTACAGGACACACTGATGGAGACCACTACACAATTGTTTTAAAATTAAGTAAAACATATTAGGATAAAATATGGCAACTTCTGGAACTCGTACATTTACACTATTTGTTAATGAAATCATTGAGGAGGCTTACAGCCGAATTGGTGGTGAAACAGTAACAGGAAAAGAATCTTCTTCTGGAAGACGAAGCCTTAATCTATTGTTTAAGGAATGGAGTAATAGAAGTATTCAACTTTGGAGTGTTGGTGAATCAACACAAACTCTTACATCGGGTACAGCAAATTATACATTAAATAGTTATACTGTAGATATAGAGGAAGCAGTTATATCTATAGATAATGTTGATGGAACTAGAACTGATTTTCAAATGGAAAGAATTAGTCGTGATGATTATTTAAAAATTCCTAATAAAGATGTTGGGGGTAGACCAAATCAATATTTTATAGATAAACAATTAACACCAGTGTTATATTTGTATCCAACACCAGATAGTGCAGATACATTTAGATATAAAGAAAGAAAAGCTGTAGAGGATATTACAGCCGCAACAGAATCAGTTGATATACCAAATAGATTTTTGCCGTGTGCAATTAGTGGATTAGCTTACTATCTTTCATTGAAGAGACCACAAATTGAACAACAACGCAGGCAAGAACTTAAAATGCTTTATGAAGAAGAATTTAATAGAGCAATGCAAGATAACAGAGAAAAAGTTGATTTAAAAATTATTCCCGATTTTAGGTATAATGTATAATGGCTTTTGCAACAGGTAAATATTCTAAAGCTATATCTGATAGAAGCGGAATGGCTTTTCCTTATAGTGAGATGGTTAAAGAGTGGAATGGTTCTTTTGTACATAAAAGTGAATTTGAAGCTAAACATCCACAGTTAGAACCAAGAAAACATAGCCCAGATGCTGAAGCATTAAAAAATGCAAATCCACCTGTACCATTAACTCCATCAGCACAAATAGAGAATGGTGTTGTATCAACTCTAATGGCTTCACTTGGAGTTACTGAAGGTAAAAAATTTGTTGGTACATTTACATCAGCAAATGCCACACCATTAGTATCAGCCTTGACTTTAAGTGTAAGTTTAGGTAGTGAATCAGTGAGTGTCAGCTAAAGCAAATATATTTGTTGCAACACCGTGTTATGGTAGTTGGTTAAGTGAAGATTACTTTCATAGTATTCTTGATTTACAAAATTTATGTAGAGAAGAAAATATAGCATTAAGAGTTCAAACACTTGGACAAGAGTCGCTAGTCACTAGAGCAAGAAATACATTAGTAGCAAATTTTTTAGATGATAAAGATGCTACTCACCTTTTGTTTATTGATGCAGATATTGGATTTGATGCAAAATTATTATTAAGATTTTTAGAATTTAATAAAGAAGTATTGTGTGCACCTTACCCTATGAAAATGATAAATTGGGATGGTATACCGGATTTAATTAAAGAAAAAAAAGATTACAAAGATTTAAGTTCTCCTTATGTTTTAAATTTTAAAGATAAAGATAATATAAATGTTGAGAGTGGTTTTGCAGAAGTATTAGATGCGGCAACTGGGTTCATGTTAATCCAACGCTCATGCTTAGAAAAAATGAAAAAAGAATATCAAGATTTACATTATATAACTGACCAAATAGTAAATGGTAAAGAATATGATTCAGATAATACTTATTTGTTTTTTGATACAATGAAGGATGAAGATGGAAGATACCTATCAGAAGATTATGCTTTCTCAAGAAGATGGCAAAAAATTGGAGGAAAAATCTGGTCAGACCTCGGCTCCAGTCTCTCCCATTTTGGAGGCTACCGATTTGAAGGTAAACTCTGGAAACATTTTGACTTCAAAAAAAATTAAAAACGTAACAGTGCCCGTTATGGGTTTATCATTTAAAATTACTAAGGGATAATATGGCAGACGCAGTAGTAACACCAATTAAAATGAGTATTATAAAAAATCCAGTAAAAGGATTTATTAGGAATGTTAAAGAAGAAGAAAAAATAAAACTTGAAAAAAGAGAAGAACGTCTAATAAAAGAAGGTAAAAGATAATGGCAGATGATGCATCAATAACACTTACAGCAACTATACTACCAGATGAGATAGCTAAAACTATTAGTGGTTCTATGACGGTAGCACCAGATGATGCTAATGATAAATGGTACTATAAGTTAACTGCTGTAACAACAACAAG